ATACAAAATCACAAACGTGTTCGTCCTGGCAAGTTGAAATCAGTGAATAATTGTCCACAAAAATATTCTTTGGAAGATAATCCTTTCATTCTTTATAAGAGAAAGGATTCCAAAGATTACTATCTTGGAGGATGGATTCGTTACCGAGAAGAAATTCATTCGGGGGATGAGATTGATAGGCCAACACCAAAAGTCTCACCTGAATGTAATTATGTTCCTAGTGTTGAAACTACCACAGATTCTCTGGAAAAAGAAACACAAAAGGGGGATTTTACTCCTTCTAAAGAAACTTCTTTTGAAAAGAAACCTACTGAGATTTCAATCAATTCTCCATCCAAGACTCCATCTAAGTCTATCTCTACGGAAACATGCGAAGTCTATGAGATCGGACCTATGCCACGTATGGTTTGTGAAGTGGATACTATTGAGGAATTTATTGGAACGATTAAGAACCTTTTCAAGAAAGGAATAAAGTCGTATCGCCCTCTATGGATGGTAGATAATCCCGAATCAGTTGCAGTTCATTTAAAACTGAGTGTATTCTCCAAAGAAGTTGTAGAGAATATCAAAAAACAACTGAAACTTGAATTAGGTATCAAGTTGAAAGTGAAGGGAACACCTGGTAGACCTAGCAAGAGAGAACAGGAATATAGAAAAATGAAAGAAATCATATGGTAAAAACAATATAAAATCATAAAATACAAAAACAATATAAAATTAGCATAGATAAAGACAAAATTTTTTTCTATATACTATTATAAAATATGGGTTCTGAAATGTATTGTATATTAAATGCTGTATTAATTGGTATTGTATTAAATATTGTTCTTCCTTTAGTCTTAGCACCTTTTGCTACACCCGAAGAAAAGGTTCCCCCTAAGGGTGCAGCCGCTTTATCCCCTAAGGGTCAATTTATGCATATGTTAGTTCATCATGGGCAAGTACCATTAATGAGTAGTGCTATTATTGCTTTAATTGTCGGTCTATCTGTTTATCTTGGTTATTGCCTCAAGCCTTGTGAAAGATTAATGAAACTAGTTTAAATTTGATATGATAAATAATTTTTTTTATTTTAAAACTTTATTCTTAAAAAATGCCTCCTTCATATACACAGAGTTCTGAAAATTACGATTATTTTCATGATTCTTTTAAAAAAGAACTGATACATGAAGGTGGATTCCGAAAAGTCACAAGAGTTAGAATATTAAATAGATTTTTAGAGAAAAATCTTATTAATAAAGAATATCATAAATCATTGTTAAAAACTTGTATTTTACAAGATAAAAAAGATGATAAGTATGATATGTTATCATCTTTGTTAGTATCATCTAGTATAATATTATTTGCTTTAATCGTGTTTATTCCAAAAAGTGAAACATTTATTCGTATATTATTTAGTATTTATATCCTTATTATATATATCATTATATTCTTATTTTATAAAAACATATATTTATAAGTTAAAAATATAAATTAAATTATGATTATAAATCTTATATGTGGTATGAAACTATCTATGCTTTTCAAAAAGATAACCAAACAATCTTAGATTTAAAAATAGAATTACATCTCTCTTATTACGTAATGAATTTATTAAAAGAACAATATAATTTTTCTTTAAAGAAAGATAAACTAGTCATTAAAGATATTAAATCTGATAAACAGATAGATAAGAATACTTTTTTTTATTGGTATAGTTTCATTAGATTTAATGAATTAATCAAAGAAGAAGAAAAAATATTCACAGAATTTAATGAGTTAAGAGATAAGGTTTTACCTGCGATAGAGAAGATTAAAATGCCAGAATTAAAAGACACCGATGATGAACAGACTAAAAATAAAAAAATAGATAAAATAAATTCTCATAAAGAAAAGATTAAAAAACTACAAGATCATATAAAATCTGAAGCAGATACTAGTAATCAAAAAATTAATACTTTGAGGAATTTTAGGAGTATGTATCCTAGCATAGATTCACTAGAGAGATTTTTAAAAAATATTCAAATCATAATAGAAAACGCTTAAAAAAATAATATTAAAAATCATATAAAATGAGCAAAGATTTAACGAGCAAAGGTTTGATACTTGATATTTATAAAGATATACAAACTAAATTAGAACATTTAGATGATAAACCTGGATTAGCAATTATTCAAGTTGGTGATAGAAAAGATTCTACAACATATATTAATCTTAAACGTAAAAAATGTGATGAATTAGGTATAGATTCTTTTTTGTATATATACAATAAGAATATATCTGTCGATGAAATAATAAAAAATATAGATTGTTTGAATAGTTATGATAATATCAAAGGTATCATTGTTCAACTACCTTTACCTGATAATTTTAATGTAGAAGATGAATATAAAATATTAAATTCAGTAGATCCTAAAAAAGATATTGACGGATTTCATCATCATAATATGGGAAATTTAATGTTAAATAAATCTTCATTAACCCACAACTTATGTCTCAATATACCTTGTACAGCAGAAGGTTGTTTTAGATTATTAAGATATCATAAGATAGATATTTTAGGAAAACATATTGTTATTGTTGGATCAAGCAAAGTAGTGGGATTACCCTTATCATTGCTCTTATTACATAATGGTGCTACAACTACATTATGTAATATCCATACTGAAAATATTAAAAATATTACACAAACAGCAGATATATTAATTTCTTGTTGTGGTAAACCTCATTTAATAGATTCAACATGGATTCAACGGGATAGTATCATAATTGATGTAGGTATTAATCATACTGAAAAGGGTATTGTTGGGGATGTAAATTATGATGATGTATTATCAAAAGTGAAATATATTACCCCTGTTCCTGGATGTATTGGACCACTAACGATAGCAATATTAATGTCCCATTTGATGAATGATATGTAAGATATCACTTTAATTCAGTACTTAAAAAATAAACTTTTTTTTAAGATAAATATGGAAAATTATCTATGGATAATTATTGCGGGTGGTTTCTCATCATTCATTGCCTCTATGGGTATTGGTGCCAATGATGTAGGAAATGCATTCGCATCATCTATTGGTTCGAAAGCACTTACAATAAAATCTGCTGTCGTAATTGCCAGCATCTTTGAATGTGCAGGGGCTATTTTAATGGGTTCACATGTAACCAAAACAATTCGTAAAGGAATCGCTGATTATGAATGCTTTGAAGAAACTCCTGAAATATTTATTTATGGGTGTTTTTGTGTAATGTGTTCTGTTTCATTATGGTTATTTTTAGCTTCATATTTTGAAATGCCTGTTTCAACGACACACTCTTGTGTGGGTGGTATGATTGGAATGACTCTTGTTACTGGTGGTTCTGATTGTGTTATATGGTATAAAAAACTAGATACTTTCCCTTGGGTAGGTGGTGTTTATGGTATAATATTATCATGGTTATTAAGCCCTTTATTTTCCTCTATTGTTTCTTCAATGATATTTTATTTAACTAGGTATTTCGTCCTTAGAAAAGAAGATAGTTTTGATAAAGCATATTGGTCTATTCCCATACTTATTGCTTTGACAATGACTATGAATTCTTTTTTTATTATTTATAAAGGTGGAAAGGGAATAGGTTTAGATGATTTATCTACTGAAATTTCATTATTAATATCTATTTCAGTGGGTTTAATCTCGGGATCATCTATTATCCCTTTTATCCCTAAAATGAAACAAAGAATTAATAATAAATTAAATGAAAAAGAACCAGAAATTCAACAATGTATTGATGATAATGATGATAATGATGATAATGATGAACAAAACAATAATGATAATGATGAACAAAATAGTTCTAATAAATTATTTAGATATGTTAAGGATAATATTAATTATAACATAGATGAAATCAAAATTGATAAAGTAAAAGAAATACATGATAATTCTGAAGTATTTGATATCAAGACAGAAGAGAGTTTTAAATATTTACAAATATTTACAGCGATATGCGATTCATTTAGTCATGGAGCGAATGATGTTGCTAATGCTGTAGGTCCTTACGCCGCTATTGTTAACATATATATGAATGATGGTGAAATGTCTAAAAAAATAGATATGGGTTCTAGTGCATATATTATTTTAGCTCTAGGTGGTGTAGGTATTTCACTTGGTTTAATTATTTATGGTTATAAAATTATTCAAGCTATCGGTGTAAAATTATGTTGTATTACACCGAGTAGAGGATTCTCTATAGAATTAGGATCTGCTACAATTATTATAATTGGTAGTCGTTTAGGAATACCATTATCTACAACACATTGTCAAGTAGGGGCAACTATCGGTGTTGCCGCATTAGAGGATCATAAAAAATGTTCTGGTATTAATTGGAAAATTGCTTATAAAGTATTTTTAGGTTGGATTATTACACTATTAATAGTAGGCGGAACAACAGCATTATTAGTTTTACAAGGTATTAATTCGCCTTCGATAAATTATGATTGCCCAGTATTAAATATAACAGAATATTAAAATAATTTGGTTTCTAAGGTTGATTAGTATTTTCTAAACTATTTTCAGTATTTTCTAAACTATTTTCACTCACATAATCTTTATCTAATACATTAAATGATACAAATTCACTCATAAAAGCACTCATCATTTTATCATCTTTTACTGAATAGTATGCTACTGATAAACTATTATATAATTTCATCTGAACCAATAATGTGAATGATAAGAAACATGAAATAGTTGACATACTATGATAATCTTGATATAAGATATTAATCATAAGAATAATATTAATCATGTAAACGACAGCAGTTACACTTAAACCATAGAAATATAACTTATTTAATCTATCCATCTTTTTATCTAATTTAGGTTCTTTCACTATAATACTTTTCAAATGATTATCACTTTTATCATTATCAATATCTAGAAATTTGATAGCCCATGATTCTCTTTTTAGTTCTAAAATATACACGTAAATAAAACATAAAAAAGATATACTATTCCAATATAGAGTTAATTGATGGTAGATTTCATTATTTTCAAAATTCTCAGTGATTGTGCATATCCTAACCCCATTTGGGGTGGGTTCACTCGAGCCGTCGGCGATGTCTTCTTCACCACAAGCTTGTGGGACAAAAAGAGTCATCATAGTTCCAGTGAGAACCTTATAAAATTGGAGAAAAAAAATACCGATGACTTTTATTCTTTGGACGATATCTTGATCTATCATTTATAAATATAAAATATATTTATTAAATTTGATAAAATAATTTATTTCATCAAATAATATAAATGGATTTTATTGTATCATTACACTTATACAATAAGATAAAGGAAAAAGAAAGATTGATTATAAGAGAAAATATAGAATTAATAAAAAAAAATAATAATGTTTCCATGCCTAAACATACTTGTCCTCGATGTGGTCAAGATCGTTATTTATGTCAATGTGAAAATAATCTTAAAATAAGATACAAAGAATTTAATCCTGAAAAAGATATCTATTAAATCTATAAACCTATTAGTTTTATTTATTTTTTATATTAAATAATAAGTGATGAATAGGAAAATTCATTTATATCTACTTTTATTATTAGTATTACTTATATTTTGTTTATTAAAGGATAGAATAGAACCATTTATAAATCAAGTGATATTTCATCCCGGATTATCTTTTAACTCTACTGATACAACTATTTCTATCTTTCAAAATGAAGATAAAGGTGATGGTTCAGGTATATTTTCGATATGTAGTGACGATAATAACTGGACAAACAAAGATAAAAAATGTAAAGATTATATTAAATCTGTAAATTGTGATGATATAGGAGATGATAATAGAACTGCAAAAGAAGCATGTAAGATATCTTGTAATATGTGTAATAAATCAAATACTCAACTTGATGAAGAATTAATTAATCCTAAATATTCTATGATTGGAGAGTCAAGTGATGATGATAATATAGAATATAATTCACAAGAAGAATTAAAAATATTAATGGAACGTTTAAATAATTTAGAAAATAAATTAGAAATAATATCTTAATAATAATATATGTTTGCCGAATACAACTATGATAATTTTCCTAATATATTTGTAACATTTTCAGAATCTATTAATTCTGAAGAAGAATTTGACCAATTTTTAACTGAATGGGTAACACTCTATGATAATAGGAGGGATTTTTCATACATTTTTGATACTCGTAATATGAAAAATATACCATTTAAATATGCTATTAAAATGACTTTGTTTATTAAGAATCTAAGAAAAAAACCATATCATTATTTACAAAAAAGTTTAATTCTTGTGAATGATAATCGTATCAAAAGGTTGTTAGATTTTGTATTTACATTACAATCTCCTGTAGCGCCCGTTTATATATGGCAAATTAATAGTGGTCATAATAATGAAAATATTAATAATGATGAATTAAATAAGGATAATTTAATTGATGTATTAAATAGATGTAGTCAGACAAATTTAGAAACAGATATGATTTATATTAAACCTAATAGTTCACTTATCCCTTTTTTATAAAATTTAAGAAATAACCTTTGCGGGTACCAATCGTTGTAATATAATAATAAATAAATAAGCCATAGAAATTTTTAGCAATGATATCTAAAATATTATAACAAGCATTTTTAGGAACCATAGGCATCATCGCGGATATACCATATAATGACCAGATTATTAATAAAAATGTAAATAATTTTTTACCTCCTTCAGTATGTTTCGCATATTCATCATATATCAGTTTAAATGATAAACCAAAAAAGATGAATCCTATAGATATACCTATTTTCTTATCTATGATATTTAATTCGCCTAATAATCCGAATAATAACATAAAGAAATTATAAGAGACTATTTTGATGATATTTTCTTTATGATCTTGTAGGAATGTCCAAAAGTTTAATGTATCTTCATTCGCCTCTTTTTTTCTTAAATATTCCATAAAGATAATAGTAGATACAAGCATTGTTGGTGTTGTAATAAACCAATCAATATATCGGCGACTAGTCATCTTTCTTAGATCCTTAAGAGCATAAATTACCCAAATATAAAACCCTGCTTCAACAAATTGAACAAATGCTTCTAAAACAAGGATATCTTTTAGTATAGTATCTTCAATAGCTAAATCATAATTTAAACCATCTAAAGAAAGAGTAGTCGTTATAAATTGAACCCATAATGAAGCATAGATTGTTTTCTCAACTAAAGAATTATTAATCATATTTAGTTTATTTAGTTTATAATAGATAAATTTTTTATCATTAATTTAATATGAATAGTGATACTGAGTTTAAAGAAGGAAATCATAATGATTTTATAAATTATTTATTTTCCAATCCACCAAAAGAAAAGGGGGAAGTTAAATTAGAATTACCCTTGAATGAACCCGATAAAAATTTAGGATTACATGAATTTGAACAATTGTTAATGATTTTTGTAGATGGTTTAAAATATTTTTATGGTGTAAATGATAAAGTTAATATCAATTCATTAACTAAGAATGATATACAAAAAGTCAATAGTTACTTCTTATCTATGAATTATGAGGTTTGTTTAGAAATATTTCCTACAATAAATGAATATATATTTAAACATCCTAATTATTTTAAAGATCAAAATCATATTACAAATAGTACAGAGTTAAAAGATTACTATTATGAAGTATATGGTAAAGATAATTGTGTTTTTAGAATTTCATTTAATAAATCAGTTTAATAAAAATATAAGTCTTTCGCTCTAAATGGATGTTCATAAGAAATATATTTAAGTTTATCTATTAAATTCTTTTGTAAACCAACTAATGCTATTGAACCCACGATTCCAACAGTTGTCTTTGTTGCTTCTTTAATTTTGATATTTAAAAGTTTTTCTAATAATAAAACCAAGTAAGTATTTAATAAATACCATACTATTGAGATAACAATTAAATGACCTATAATTTCAAATAATATCTGGAAATTGTTTTCTTTTAATATTTTATCTTCTTCTAAACTAGTAAATAAATGATCTATAAAAGGAGCTATGAATATTAATAATAAAACATAAACAATACTAAAAAGACTAATCCTTAATGGTATAATATCTAATAATTTCATATATAAGATATATTATATATATATTTTATTTAAAGATTTATATATAATTATATAAAGGATAATGGATAATTATCAATTAAATTCCAATTGGTGTTTATGGTATCATAGTATTAAAGATAAAAATTGGAAGAATAACAGTTACAAGAATTTATTTAAAATATCAAATATTTATGAATTAAAATGTATTAATGATATCATTAAAAAAATCCATTTACAAAATGGTATGTTTTTCATAATGAAAGAAGATATATTTCCTACTTGGGAAGACCCAGATAATAGAGAAGGATGTTGTGTTTCATTTAAAATATCTAATAAAGTTTTAAAAGAACAATTTAATTTTATAATTAATCATGTACTTTCAGAAGATATATTAAAAGATAAAAATAATTCTGAATATCTAAATGGAATTTCAATTATACCTAAAAAAGAATTTAATATTGTAAAATTATGGTTGAGAAATCATGATGAAAATTATACAGAACATTTAAATATTTATGAACCATATTTTGTAAAAGAGAAAGCATTAATAAAGAAACATGAATTATCGGATTAAAAATAATCCTCAATTGTGAATTATCGGATTAAAAATAATCCTCAATTGTGAATTATCGGATTAAAAATAATCCTCAATTGTGAATCTTCAAAATCATACTTAATTTTTTGGTTCATTATTCCTATTATATCTTCAAGTTCGTCTCTATTGTATGAAAGAAGAAATTCCTCATCAAAATTGACGAAAGTTACTTCACACACTTTTCCATCATAATCCGGAAATAAATATTCCACATCATCAGGAAGGACTAAGCGTTTTATAAGGATTTTTTCCCCCATATAGGATTCTTTTTCCGGAATTTCCATACTTTCCCTATCACTATTCACAAAATTATGATATATTTTTCTCAGATTTTCACTGACTGTGAATATATCCCTTCTATAATGAAAGGGATTGATTTGTATTCCGTTTATTGTTTTCATTAGTTTTGAAGCGTATACTTTTTCGGAATTGGGTTCTGGTTCTGGTATAGATTCTTTGGATCCTTCGGAATTGGGT